TCATATACCCTTACGGGCGCACTTGTAGATGATCTTCTGCTGTCCCTTGTAACGGATACCCGCAGGCGCCTTCTCGATACTGGAGATGGTCTCGCGACAGTTCACCGCGTCAACAAGCAAAGTGGGGAGGGCGTCGTTGTCGCCTGTCATCAGCTCCTGCATGAAATCGTACTCTTCATCCTGGCGGATATTGGACTGTTTGCGGCTCATCAGGTTGACAACCCATCCCGTGCGGTTACCGTCACCGTCTATCTCGATGGCCTGCTTGAGCTTGCGGGCGTAATCCTCTTTCTGCTTCTCGAAGTTATTGCCCGCCCGGTCGTAATACAGGTTCAGTTCCTTCTCCTCATGGTTAAGGAAGAATGCCAGGAACTGGTCGGCCAGCTGCCTGAACCATCCGGGAGGAAGCTCGTAAAAGTTCTTGTGAAGGCGGTACAGCGGTCCGTCCTGCTGTCCTACTATCAGGGACAGCTGGTTACCGAAGTCCACGCCGCCGTCGATGGGCTCGCCGCGCCTGAGGAAACGCAGATCCAGGCAGCTTTCCGCAGGTTCTCCGTACCGTGTCCCGTCGGTATACTTGTGCCTTTCCCCGAAAGCGATATAGAAGCGCGTGTCACGGCGAAGCCCCGGACGCATCCCCACTACAGACTTAAGGAAGTCGTGGAGTTCGAGCGCCCCGTCGAGAAGGCGACGGACGTACTCAGGCGTAAGGATGTCGATGTTGGTAAAACTCGAGGCGTTGATGAAGTAGGTCTGCCCCTTGCGCATCTTCAGCAGCCCCGCCTCGTACCAGGCGATTTTCTTCTTAAGAGCCCCGCAGTCCGTCCGTGTCCTTCCCGCTTTTACCAGGCGGACGCGCAGGCTGTTCAGCTCCGCAGCCGCCTGGGCGATACGCAGGATGCGCTGAGGATCGACCAGACAGACGTAACGGAAGTACCAGTCATACTCCCCCTCCAGCACGTCGGGCATGTCGGTGGTAATGGTCACCCCCAGAAAATAGTGGCTGCATCCGTAGCGTATGGCATCCCCGCGCAATACGGGCATGGCCCGGTTGACTTTATTGTCGGGGGCGTATTTGGATTCGTCGAAGAACAAATGAACGACCGATTTGCCCGCCAGAAGGGAGGGGGGGTCCAGGGATCCCAGAAAGATAATGCATCCGTTGAAGAAAGAGACCGTGTTCTTGTAATCGTCGACGATCACGCTGCAACGCCTGCGCCAGGATTCCGGTGGCCGGCAGGACGATACATAGTGCACACCTTCATAGAGTCCCATCAGTTCCCAGCCGGTCTTGACGGCCGGCATGATATTATCCCTTAAGTTGGTATATGTATTCCCCACGAAAGCCAACGGCGCACCGGGCATGTCATACACGCAATCGGCCGAACGCCGCGCTTGTATGACGGTACTCTTGGCCAGGCCGCGCCCGCCGACGACAACCAGGTTGGTGGTGTCTATCCAGTCGGTGATGACCTTGATGATATGGGAGTAACGAACCTCCACATCATCGGTGGGGTTATTGTGCATCCTGCCCTCCGAACTCTTCCGCATCTTCCAACATCCTTTTTTTCAGGTCGAACTTCTTTATGCGTGCATCCTCCTTTACCCTCTCACGTACCACGGAAGGCACCTCGGGAATGGAGTCGATGAACGCCTCCAGCTCCTTGCGGTCCGTATCCGGAACGCCCATATCGGACCGGTCACATGTATAGATCACCACGGGTTTCCTGTCTAAAAGTTCCTGGGGTATCTCCTGTTCGTCACATGCGAAGCGCAACCGGAGCCTGGCCGCCCGCTCGAGTATCCGGGAGGCTTCCTCCCCCTTGCCCGTCAGGAACATGGAATCGGCCCACTTCTCCAGTTTTTCGGCATAGAGGTTGGCAAAAGCCTGCGGGCGTATGTTTTCCTGGCTGTAGAAGAAATTGACGGAGTCGGCGTATCCCTGCCGTGCCATCCAGTCGGAAAGCCCGTATACCTCAGACTTGAGCAGCCGGATGATCCCGGCTTTTGTAATCACCTTCCCGTTATACCTCATACGGGCACGCAGTCCGCGCACCATCTCCATCAGGTCGTAATACGCCCGCTGCTCCTCGGGAAGCGAGTCCAGATCACCGGTGGCGAGGATACGCCCTATCTGTCCGATATCCGCTTTTTCAAAATCCACCCTCGAGGGCTTAACCAAATTCGTCTTCATCGATTTGCTTCACTATTATTTCAAAACTCCTGCGGCCACGCACTTTCTCCAGCAGTTCCATGGCATCCAAATCCCCTGAAAGTGCCTGTTCTTGCAGTTTTAGCTCCACTCCGGCCCCGGCCTTCAATGCTCCCCGGCGCATAAGGGAATACACGGTGGTCCCTTCCCTTCCGGCGTCAAAGACAAAGCTCTCCGCATCCAGCCCCAGATAAGAGGCGATATCGTCCGGAGCATATCCCAGGGAGGCCATGCGCTCCACCTCCTGGCGGAGTTCAAGGTCCAGGAAAAAGGTGTCCGCCGGCAAACGCTCCATATTATTCATATAAATTCATTAAACGGTTATTACAAGAGAGGATCTCGTTATCCAGCTTTCGTGCCTGCATGCCCGCTTCACTGCGGTCGCAGGGATGAAGGTAACGGGTCCCCATTTTCAGCCAGGAGGCCCTTTTGATTTCCAGCCTCCGGCGATGAAAAATCAGTTTTTTTTTTCTGGATTCCATTTCAGCCTCCAGCAGATTTTTGCGTTCCGTCCATTTGAGGGTCTTCTCCATGGCCTTGGCCCTCTTTTCTTCATCCGGTGCCTTTTCGAGTTCGTTTTTTCCCTTGGATATGTTAGACTTGGCATTACCCAGCTGCTTGGACAGTTCCAGGTCCGTCAGGGAGGAGATTTCCTGTTTCTCCCTGGCCTGCCGCATGGCCTGCGCCTTTCCGAGGATTTCTCCGTTATTCTTATAATACTCCAACTCTTCCCACATTTGGCGGTTCTCCAGGAAGTTCTCCACGGCCGTTTTAGCCCAAAGGTAAGTCTCCCCGGTGGCCACGTCATCCGGTGTCTCGACCAGCATGCGGTGGCTTTCCCGATAGAGGTCATAAGCGGAGAACATGTCCGCTACGAGCACCTTGAGTTCGTCCGGACAGTCAGGTTGTCTCAGGAATGGAAACTCCTCCCGGAAGCGGATGGCCTTACGGACGGTTTCCGGTGCCTCCGAGTACTTGCTTTGTGCGTTTTCGAGTTCTTCCTTCAGACCCCGCACCTGCTCCGTATCCGGACTTTGGGAGAGCCGCTCTTTTACAAAATCGTCGCTTACCAGTTTTTCCACCGTTACCCCCAGGCGTGAGGCAAGGGCGATAAGCAGGTCGTCCGCATACATCCTGACAGGGGCAGGGCTGACAGGCTGTTCCGCCTTCGACGGAATATGGTGCGCCTTCCTGTGCATGCCGGCAAATTCCGCCTCGCTCATGCCGGAAAGCTTGCGCAGCTCCTCGATAAGGGTTCCCCTTGTCATCTCACACTCCCCGAGCTGCCGGAACTTGGCCTTCAGCATACGGTTGGGACCGAACTGCTCATACAGGGCTACCCCTTGGGAGTAATCACGCGGTCCTTCTAAATAGGAAATGATTTGCTCTTTCATTGAATTGAATTTTAAATGATACGCCGTAAAGATACCCGATACCGGCTGCGGTACAAAGGACTGAAAAAAGACAATTGCCTTGCCCCGTAAAGGGAAAACAAGGCAATTGCCTGAAAGTGGAATGGTCTTGATATCAGACCATCATACAATCCTAAGGGCATTAAACCTCGAATCTCGACTGCTCCACACACTGGATGGCTCCCCCGCCGGCATCGAAGGCCTTGAAAGTAATCTGGCTGCCCGGTGAAGCGGTGAACGTCTTTCCGTTTTTCAGCATGAAAACTGTCTGTCCTGCCTTTTCGATTGTAGGAGCTACGCCGGACACCACCCCGAGCAGGGTGAACAGGTCGCCGTGTTTGGCCCCCTTAATGGTAGCGATCTTGGCCGCCCCGGCGCTTAGCTGGTACTGCCCGCGACCTTTAAAGGGAATTTCCGTAGCCGATGCGGGAACAGTCGCCACCGGCTCTTCGTGTGGGATGGTGCCTTTATAGATACCGATATCGTCTCCTTTGCTTATCTGCGTGAAGGTGAACTCCGAGGCGTTGCCATCTTTATTTCCGGTATAATTGACCGACATTTCCAAAGGGTTGCAAGGGGAACCCAGGATATCCGGATCCTGCCCGTTGCAGTATTGCAGGATAGCTATGCAGTGGCGTCCCAGCCAGTTGGTCTTGAACTCACGAACCTCCTGTTTGTTACCCGGATGTTTTCCCTTAACCGAAGGGGTGAAGCCCTTGGCATCGGTTTCCCCTTCACCGTTGGAACTCAGCTCCACAGTACCGGGAGTTAAATACAAGTCCGTGGAGTAAGCCGACGGCTTTACCGCGATGTCACCATCCAGCACCACTCCGGCACCGTCACGGGGAGGGAAATAGACCAGATCGTCGATGTCGATCAGGGTGAGCACGTCTTTGGGGTTGATACCGTTTCCGGGATTGCCCACCGGTCTGGGAACGGAAGTCTTAACGTAATTATTCATATATCTCGATTTTTTAAGTGATGAAAAACCAGGGGGATCTCCCCCCTGGTGATAAATTATCAGCCGCGGGCCACTTCATAGAATTTTCCGTCATCAGCCTTTACCAGCCTGATGAATTTCCCCGTACCAAGGGTCATCTCTGAGGTAAGCACAAAGTTGCCTCCCGTAGCAATCTTGCTGGCATTCTTATCCCCATTTCCATGAATGGTATAGGTCTTGCCGGGAACAGCGTCGGTAAAATTCGTTATTGCGGTAGGAGCTGTGTTGGCTCCCGTTACGAAGACGTCACCTCCCTTAAGCGATGGAGTTGCTTTATCATCCGGGAATTGCAGGGCTCCCGTAGCTCCCGTCTCACGGCCCAGTTCGATGAATTTCCCGTCCTGGCGTTTCATCAGGCGGATCATATCGCCTTTCTTGGGTTCCCAGGCTGCGGAGATCAGGTCGAATTTACCGCTTTTGTCAATCTTTACCCCCTTGTTCACGCTTCCGCATTTCAGGGTAATGACACTTCCGACCTCGGCATTCTCAATGTCGGTAATTGCCAAAAGGTTCGTATTGCCGGCCGTCACGATCGAGGTATGGGAGCCGGCCGACGGCTGGGCGTCCTTGTCAGCTTCCACGAAATAGGAAGCCGGGCGGTCGTACTCGTTGCAGAAGATCATCTGACGGGTATAGTCCATATCTTCCTTTTTAGCGTATTTGAATCCGACGGCATAAGCCCACACGGACTCTTTCCAGTTACTCCATACCTTCAGCGTCCAGTCCTGCTGCTCGATGTTGAACCGGGTCATTTCGCCGCTCTGGTGCTCGAACAGGTGTATGTTACCCTCCATCGTCCAGAAGATGCGGTGGTGGTTGTCAGCGTTGGGAACCGGTATGAGCTTCACGGACGGATACTCCTTCACAAACATGATACCCGCCTTATAGTCCTGGTTCTGGCCATAGTGCATCTCATTGTATTTATGGTACCACACGATCATGTGTGAGGGCATATACAGGGCCAGGGAACCCGAGTCGCGCAGGACCGCAGGAATCATGGAGGTGCCCAGGTAGATCTTCTCACCGATATTTTCAGGAGAAAGGGTACCCAGTTCAAAGGGTTTTACCTGGTAAACCAGTTTGCCGTTATTGATGTCAATGTGTCCGTTCACCTTCTTGTTGAGGAATTCGTACAGCCCGTCGGCAGCCTCCATCGCACGTCCGGGCTTGTTCAGGTCCGGTTCTTTACGGACGCCGTTAATACGTCGCTGTTCGCGTTCATTGTGCAGCTTTTTGGCAGTCTCGGCCAGAATGTACTCGATGAACGACCATTTGATGACCTGCGACCCTTCCTTGTTATAAGAACCGATCCATGATTTTTCAAGTGCCTTGAGGTCTTTGAACTTATGCGCGAACATGACGCTCGACATGCGCAGCGTTTCATTGTCGAACTCGTAATTGCCTTTCGTTACATTGTCGAAATCACTGGCGGTATTGTCAGCCTGGGAGAACTCACCCAACCAGATGTTTGTCAGCACGGCCAGGTCCTGATATCCCGATTCCAGCGGGAAGATACTCTCGATGGAAGGAAGCAGGGTCAGGAAAGACTGTAAACGCTCCTGCCAGGGGATGCGGTAGAAGGCTCCCAGGTCCTCTTTCAGGCGGGAGTAATCGATCGAACTGGCAGTGGGCACTTGAACGGTCAACCCCTTGCGGTAAAGCATCTCTGCGCGCAGGCGCTGGTTATAAGGGCGGTCCATTGCGAACATCTCCCCCGAGAGGCCGCCCAGTTGTTTTTCGTCATCCCAATTCATAACAATATCTTTAGCGTCCGGTTCCAGACGTGCATGCTGGGAGCCCTTCCCCCCGTCCTGCTCCGCAAGGCCGGAAAGGGCCTGGATCTTGGTCTGCAAACCGGTGATTTCTGTTTGTTTGGCGGATACCTCCTGTGAAAGTTCCCCTTTCTCTTTGGTAAGCACGGCGATTTCCTCCTGGGCCGTAACCAGCTTGGCAGTCATATCAGCCAGTAATCCTTGTATTACTGCGTTGGAGGTATTGGGGTCAGGACCACTGCCTTTCGTGCCCGAATCCCCGTCCTTGCGGGAAGAATCCTCCGGGAATCCATCCTTCAGGGCCTCACAAAAGCCATTGATAAAGGTGTCATTGAAATTCAATGCCTTAAGTTTCTGCTTTTGCTCTTCCAGCAACGCGTCTTTCTTGTCGGCGTCCTTACTCCAGGCCTCGATACCCAGAATGGCCTTTACGGCCGGAATGAATGATGCGAAATAATTTTTCATAAACAAATTTACTTTTATAGTGAGTATTAAATCATCTTGTTAGCCCGCTTTACGGTTTTCTGGGCGGCTACCCACAGGATGGCATCCTCCAGGCTTCCGTAGGCATCCACATACCCCTTGGCCAGTGCCGTATCGGCAAAGAAAGTCTGCCCTCTGAACAGGGGATCCTGCGCGTCATACTTCACTCCCAGATTTCGGGCGATGGCCTGTGCAAAAAGATGGTGGTAAAACGACAGGTTCTCTTTAATTAAGGTGTCATCCTGCTTTTCTTCCTTGTCGCGATAGGCGCGGTTCTTCAGGTCCGCACTGTCGGGGTAAATGTCCTCGATCTCAATCCCCATTTGCGCGTAATACTCCTTGAAGCTCTGGAAAGTGTAGACCACCCCGCAGGAGCCGATTTCATCCATGGGCGAGGAGACGAATCTGCGTGCGCATGCGGAAACGAACCAGAAATGCGCCGAAGCGCATACGCCCGTGATATAGGCCACTATGGGTTTGGGGGACTGCCGTATAAGCTTTTCCAGGACATCCACACGCGTAATCATACCTCCGGGCCCGTTCACAAACAGAACGACACCCGATATGCGGTCGTTGGCCATCGCGGCGGAAATATATCTCTCCAGCCGGTAGGTCTCCCAGCTATACAGCACGCCTTCACAGGTAAGCACCACTACCGCTCCTTGAGGGAGGGAGGCGTCATCCAGCTCCCATCGGCCGGCTACATAGGGGACGGCGGCATAGGCCTCTATACGCTTGGCCCCCAGATATTGTTCCACCGACGCCAGGTTGCCGTTTTTCAGACCGGGCAACAGAATGGAAAGGAGCTGGTGGTATCTCCTTTCCTCAATGGCCCACTTATCGAAAAAAAATTGCTGAATCTTATCCACGGTTTCTTTTTTAATGCAAAAGAAACCTTTTGCAAATCCTTTAGAAAGGACTGTGATAGGCCTCGATATAAACCTGCTTACCGGATAACTTGCACTGGTATTTGCCCGAAACAATGGAAAAAGTAAGTTTAAGTGGTGTTTGCGGGCTGCCTGAAACAATACGCTCTCCCGCTTCATTCGTATAAATGGCCACCAGGTCCTGAAGGCTCAAGGCAGACAACAGCTCCTGGCTGTCCGGCCCTGTCAAGGCAACCTCGAACGTATGCCCTACATTATAATATATAGTTCCTGAGTCCGCCTGCTCGGATTTGACTCCGGGAGTGAATGATCCCGGAATAACAGGAATGCGATAAGAACCATCCCGTACGGCAATAAAAGCGCGCGGCAGGATGACTGCAAAATCACCGATACACTCCACCGGAACCAACTCCAGAGCACAAACGGGGGTATAGGGTCTTTTTATTGTTTTCATATTGTATAACTTATTGATTTTCAAACACTCCGCATTTTTCCGTCAAAAATACGTCAAAATTCCGTCAATTTTCCGTCAATTTTACCTCCTAAAAAGGACAATTAACTACGCTTGGTAGGTGAAATATATGCTACTTTTTCTTGTAGGGCCGCTTAAGGCTGGAACGTCTTACCCGGTCACGCCAACGTTGGTAATCTTTTAGGAGCGCGTCCTCGCTTAAGCTGTCAATGCAGTACTTCTTCATAAAGCAGTGGACTGACTGAAGCTGGTCGATACCGAACAGGTGCTTGTTCTCGTCAATAAAATCATGAAGTTCGGCGCGCATCATCAGCTTTAGCTTCTTATTGATGATCCCCTGGCTGCGCTGGCCCAGGTAGTTGAAACGCTCCGGGGATTTGCCACCGGGGACGTCACCCTGCCTGCGGTCCGGCAAGACGATCTCAAGATTGCCATTATCCCGGGGACAGTTAACCGGGCGTTTTTCCAGCAGGTTATAAACCAGATGGTAAACATCCAGATGGTCCGCAAAGCGGACGGGCATGCTGCCTTCCGGATCGGAAGAATATTTGGCGTAGCAATACTGAGCCAGGTGCGGCTCTACTGTTATTTTCGTGGTTATCATAAGTTGATGGTTTTGTTTTTACTTGTTTCTTAATTTGATATAACCCATTTCTTCTAGGGTCTGCAGTTCCTTCATATCCTCCGGTCTCACATCGGCGGGAGTTTCACCGTTAATGGTCATACCCTCGGGAAGCCTGAATCTGTCACGGATCCGTCGGCGATGGTGGGCGGTGGATTTCTTCTGCCAATAGATGACGACTTGCATGGTTTACAAGGAGGCTTTGGCCTTTACACGGGCCTGATAGACATTGTAATCACACAGGTATCTGCCGACAGATTCCGCCGCCGCTTCCACTCCGGGCGGATTGTTTCCGAAGAGTAAGTTGATGGCATTCGGATCACCGCCCCAGGCCTTCCATAAGGCTATCGGGTCATATCCTGATGGCAGACAGGGGAAAAACTCCAAAAAAGCATTAAAGTCGGCCTTGGCCCGTTCACGTTTCCCGGCTATACCCTGTACGCCCAACACAATACCGGCGGCAAAATCCTCCGTTCTGGAAAAGCCTTTTTCCACAGCCCGGGCCATCCGCTCTGTCTCTTTGCGAATGATCACTTCACGGCGTTCCTTGCAGAAATCCGATAGGGCGACCATGACCGCCTGATTGTTTAGGCTCTTTCCCCAGACAAGCTGCCCGCAACTTCCGTTCTTAAGGCGGGTAAAGAAAATGCAGAGCTCGGCCAGGTTCAGGAACCAGTATCCTGAAAGTATCGCCAGCGCGGTTTCCGCCATCTGCTCGCGGCTCAATTCAACGCCGGCGTACTTCAGAACGGATTCCAGATGGCTTGTGATAATCTGAACGGATGTCGAATTACCGAAGACCACACCCACATCAGCCAATGTAGGGATTTCTCCGTTTGCGGCGACATCGTAAAGTGGGGCGCCCATGTTCAGTTGGGCAATTGTCCCGCCCCATTCATCCACCAATTGAGAGGCCGTCGATCCAGTTTTTAACGAGATCTGGAGAGGCGTCAGCTCCTTCTTTCGGACACAGGGTTTCTGTAACTGAGACGGGCTCAGAACCGCATGCAGGGTGGTTTTTACTAGTTCTACTTCCATCTTTTTTTAATTTTTCAAGTTCAATATTCAACCAGTTTGCGAAGTGCGACATGGCGTCCCTGGGGGACTTAGTTGTCTCTCCTCCGTTTTGGAGCTTACGGAAGAACCTGTCCAGAAATTCATAAAACAGCTCCGGGCTGAAATCCGGGTAATCCAGACGGATGTTCATGCAAAACTGCTCCATCCACGGGATATTTGTTCGCAGTTCTTGATAACATTCCGTTAAAGACTTGTCCAGAAAAAGATCGATTCCGGATATTTTCCCCTCATGCGCGGGAGAGGGAGGGAAAACTGTTTTAGTTTTAGTTTTTGTTTTATTATAGTCTGGCGCATCGGCTGGTGTATCCCCTAGTTGGTCGGCTGGCGCATCTCCCGACTTTTGGGCTGGCGGAACTACTGGAATATCTCCGGTAGTCTTACCCTTTCCAGGCGGCTCGTCTTTAAATTTCCTGGAAAAAGAGTATGAACCGACCGAACGTTTGCTTTTTCCTGATTTATAATAAAGCAGTCCCGCATTAATCAGGGATAAACGCGCCCGGATAAGGGTCTTCTCGTCGATATTCAGGCTGAAGCATAGTTCGATGTTAGAGCAACTGAAAACGTCCTCCCAGCCCTCGCTATTACAAACGGCAACTAATTCGTAGAACAGTGCCTGCTCGGTAGCGGTTAGCCGATTACGTCTGCGTGCTTTACGCATCTTTTCTGTTAAGCTATATCCATCCATGTGGTTATTTTTTTTATTCATTTGAAGTATAATTATCTTTTAGATACAGTTCTTTCCTGACCCAAAGAGTGTTATTTAGTCAATTCCGACGTATCCACCCTCTGTAAAGGAGTGAAGTGTATTTGAAGAAGATGATTCATTTTCATTACAATCTATCCTGTGCATTGGCATATTGGGGCAAGATGCCGTTCCAATTCCGTGATCAATACTTCATTGCAAATATCTCTCTGTTCCTGCCATTCAAGAAATTTGGCTTGCAAACTCTCGTTTCCTGAACATGATATTAATTCAAGCAGCTCAGATTCTATTTTACAAAGTTTTTTAGTTTCAATTTGAAAGTTACTTTTACTCATATTCTTTCCGGCTATTCGTTATCTAATCCTATGCAAAATTCCTCTCTTGTCTCGTTCCCATAATTGGTATGTAGAGCATTGAGCGCATTCATGATCTTCTCCGCTTCATCTGCGTATACTTCACAATCCCACCTAATTGTAGTTTTAGATGGTGACTTTATTACAGCAAGAAGTGTATCCAAATTGTCAACTGCTTCTTGAATCTTATCCAGGCATTCCTTTCGTGTCATAATGTTATTAATTATGAATTTAAAAATTGAATGAATTCTCTCACTGAATCACAGTCGTCACAATGACTGCATCCTATGCACGTACAAGCTTTCTTGTATGCTTCAACAGCCTTTTTCTCCAACTCTATCTCAGCCATTTGAACGGCTTGATGAGCCACGGTAGAATTAATCATCTTATTGTAGGCATTATACTCAACCTCCATTGTCTTTACAAAATTTCTTGCCTCTTGTGATTTCATATTTGTACTGATTTGAATTTACTTACAGTCGTTCTTCTATTAAATAGTACCATTACAATCAGAGCTAAAGCAACTTTTAGTAATTGCTTTTTGCCAACAATTATTATATTATTACGATTTAACCCATCATCAGTCATAATGCTATACCAATTTTTATAAGGTGGTAACACTTTATAAATATGGATTTTACTAATTATTTTCTTCATTTCTTTATTAATTTGAATTATTTCTTTATAACTATTGCCATTGTACTTATACTTGTTCCGCTCTCTTTAAACTCACCTGCGCCAATTTCAAATACTTGCCCGTGTACTTCATCAATCCATTGGCGGAAAGCGGCACACTTCTTTTCAGAAGCAAATTTCCAATGTGGACTGGTAATGGCTGCAAGCGTGCCACCTTCTACGAGCCGTTCATACATAAGCCTTACATGATCTATGTCCTGATTGTTTGCGAATGGAGGATTGGCGATTATCTTGCTATAGCTGCCCACGCTATCTTTCGCAAAATCTTCTCCAAGTAGTATTACATTGCCCAGCGAATGCAGAAACTCCCTGTTTTCAGGCATCAGTTCATAACATTCAATCATAACTGAAGGGCATGCCCGATGAATAGCCTTGATAAGCGCACCACGACCGGCGCTCGGTTCCAATACCGTATCATCTTCATGTATCCCTCCGGCAAGCATAATCAGCCAGTCTGCAACGCTGTCTGGAGTTTCAAAGAATTGGTATTCCTGTTGCAAATTACATCGCTTACCTTCTTTGAGGATAGAGAAGACGCGCTCGGCATTAAACGGGAATGTAAAGCCCTGTACTTTCCCACCTTGCCAGGAACCGCCCGCTTCCTCTATCCATTTTTTGGCGTCGGCATAAGATTTCTTATTGAATTGCACTTGTGGAAGCTTGAGGATGTTATTCTCAAGCGTGCAATGCTTCAATATCTCTTCCACACTCCATTTCTTACCTTCATCGGATTGTTTTCCTTTTTTGTCCATGGGAGCATCAGGGGCGAGCAATGATGATACCTTTGATATGACCTTATTGCTAGCGTCCATAAATGCGTTGACGCAGGTAAGCATTTCCATAAGAAAATCGTTATCTACGTGGTCCGTTTCGTCCATAACAGTCAATCCGTCCATCATGTCCTCCAGTCTGTTCAACTGCTCAACACTACCACGTAACGTTTTTATTAAAGTCTCTTTTTTGTTCGTCATAACTTTTTTGTAAATAAATTCTTGTTGTGTCTACGCTGCCATGACCTAAAAGATCAGCCAACTGAATCACATCCTTGTTTTTCTTAAGAAACATCTTCGCGAAGAAGTGACGGAAAGCATGGGGGTGCATCTTCTTCTTGTCAATGCCGCAGCAATTGCCCCAATCCTTCATGCCCTGAGACAGTCCACGTTGTGTCATGGGACCAAATCTGCCAACCGCAAGAAGTCCGGTCTTACCGTATTCTTTCGCATAAGCCTTCACTTCCTGCTGTAGCTGTCTTTGAAAGAAAAAGCGACGGTACTTGTTACCCTTTCCTTTTAATGTCACTTCCCCGGATATAATGTCTTCCCACGTGAATTGCAGAAACTCCGACAGACGGGCACCAGTTGTACCTAAAACCCTGATAAAAAAGTAATAGTCTTTGTTGGATTTAGTCTTCAAGTATTCCAGTAAACGGTTATATTCGTCCTCTGTAGGAACATTATTTGTGTCCAGCTTACGCTTCATCTTAGGACGCTTGAGCTCGACAGGTTTCTTCATCCACTTGGAAAATCTTTCGATGGCCGTAATCCGCAACCGGATAGTAGCGGGAGCGAATTTTCCCTCCTCAAGCATCTTTATGAATCTCCTGCAATTATCCATATTGACCTCATTCGCATATTCGAAGTATTTCTTCATAGAGGTATGATATAAATCAACCGTATGCGGGGAATAATCATTATTATCAGTCAGCCATACTATAAAATCATTCAACATCTTCTTGTTCTTCTCTGAAATGGAGTCAAGTTTCTCCAATGGCTTTACCGTCTTTTCCCTGCGGCCATATCCGATTTTAAGATAAGACAACAAATCGCAAATGGCCGAACACATTAATGGATAACGAGCCATGACATCAGCGTTTTTACGCTTATAACTCAAATAGCCGCGACGGTTGACCTCTTCGGTACTCTCAAGAAAATCCGCTACATACTTGATATGCTTGCCAATTGTATCATAACTTCTACCTGTGGTATACAGGTAAGAAATATAATTAGTCAGTATATGCTGTCTGTTATTATCCATCGTTTTTAAGTATTAAATCACACCAGGTAGCATCATTTTCAAAGAACCATTCAAAACCGCCCGCTTTATGCCTGCCCGGCTTTTTATTGCAGATACAGCTGATCAGAGCCGGATTAACACCTGCCTCTTTCCCTGCATCCTGAATGGAAGGGAATACGCCGCATAACTTTCCGTCTTTAATCGCAACTACACTTTTACGATTTAGACCTGCACCTGTTTTATGCCAGGAACCACGTCCTTTGGCTAAATTTTTCAGACTTCTACGTTTAGTCTTGGAGGAATGATACTTCATTGTTTTCCCTTTATTGTGAGGAGCAATGCCTTTCAAAAATCTGCCGTTTATGGGATTCCTCGTAGGGCGTTCAACAGGTATATAAAGTTCGCTCATTTCTGATCTTGTTCTACGCTAATTGATTAATATATTTCGTCCATTGCTCTGCCATCGCCAAAGCAATACCCTCATAAGTTTTACTTCTTAAATGTGCAGTCATCGGATCGTTAAATGCAAGCCATTTTCCGTTATACATTACCTTATTTTGCCCATCAGCAGTTTGATTATTCCAATGACCACATTTAGGTAGAGATAATATATGGGTAGGTTGTAATTCTGGGAGTTCTTTTAGCCATAAACACGTTTTTTTACTTTCTGGATGTCCGTATTCATAAGGCTGTATGATCTGATCTGGTTTTCTGATATACGTGGACAAAACCCCTACTGGATTTTCCATCGCTATATGTGGTATATCAGCATTAAACAAATCCCACGCAAACATCATTGCCTCGTATTGCTTTTTCCACCTCTCAGGATTCCCTGGGATATGTCTATTACCGGCTACCGTTAAATACGTACATGGAGGATGGCATATCATTAAATCCCAATTGCCTGGAATTAATAATCTCACATCGGCCATTATGTGTTTTCCTTCACTTTTAGTTTTTTCGGACTCCGTAGGTAATAGGTCACAGCTCCAAGCATCCCAACCGAGGGTGGAGAAAGCATCACGAACTGTACCACTATATTCACAGGCCACTAATACTCTTTTATTCATTTCTACTCTGTTATACGTTTATTTTTGCACGGGAAATTTTCCCCAGTTTTCCACCTTCTTTCATCCATGTTTTATAGCATTCATCACATAATGAGTTGCCGTATCCCGAAACATAACGTTCGCTCCCTTTCGGTATCAGTTCGTTGCATATAAAACACTTTGTATCTTTTCGGGTTACTTTCTTTGAGAAAGCATCTCCACCTTGTCTTTTTGCATGAAAAGCCATATTTACTCCTTTTATATTAGTTATACGTTAATTGGTAATTTCATAAAGCACATCCACATGGTTTTGCCATGTCTCCCAGTCGTATGACCGAATAACGGTTGTCGTCCAATAACCTTCAATACTTCTCTAACTGTTATCTGATCCTCGTTCCATTTGAAAACGAGAACTCCGTAGTCTTCCAAAACACGAAAACATTCATCGAATCCTTTCTTGATTAGCCTTTGCCAATCTTCCGGAAGTTTGCCGTACTTTTGGGCCAACCAACTATTCTTGCCAGCCTTTAAAAGGTGCGGTGGATCAAATACAACCAATTTAAATGATTCATCCAAGAATGGCATATCGGTAAAGTCAGATACAATGTCTGGATGAACTTTCAGGCTCCGCCCATCACAGAGAGTATGTTCTTCATCTCTAATATCAGCAAACAGGACCAAAGGGTTTTCTTTATCGAACCAAAACATTCGGCTGCCACAACAGGCATCTAATATGATTTTTGTTTCACTCATTACTATTCTGTTTTACTCTAATTGATTCGTACATATTTACCTGTGAGGTCGCATGTCCTTAATACTTCTGCATTCTCTTCGCCGAAAGCGATTAAAATGCTACCACAACCGGGCGAATCTCCACGAGTACCGTCTGGGCGATAGAACCTAATACGATTTCGGAGGAACTTCATCGCCGTAGCTTTCTCAAAGATGATATCTTGGAACATCTTACTATCACAACGATTAAAAAGCAATGCTATACCGTTACCATGCTCCGCTAACTTGCGAACAAATTGCCCGATAAGAGGACGGGAATAAGGAGGATTAAGCCAAACACGACCCGTTCACTCCTTCGTTAACCCATCATCGCTCTTATTGTACATTATCTTAGCTGTCTGCCAAAGTGGATTTATGGGAGCGCACGGGTCGAGGTCAAATTTGCCTAAACTGTCTATTATTTCTTTCGGTGCGTACCATTCATCGGTAGCAGCAGCCGATCTTTCAAAACTTGTGTTCATTTCTTTCTGAATATACTCCAATTAAGAATTTGGACTTACTTCAAATGATTATATCGTTTTAGAGCATCCCTTCGGCTATATGCTTGTATTTTCACACCCTTGATCATAAACGAGTGAAGAGGTTTGACAAGCGGTTTAACCGGTTTAGGATTGAATTTCATACGTACTATTTTGCGGCATCCAAAGAATGGCGCTTTCTGTATATCATTAATTTGATTGATATGAATCCGAAATGGTGTTTGTTCATATTTCATAATATTCATCTTTAAACTATTACGAAGAAGTTAAGGCTTTGATTAAGGCTGCTCTTTAACCCACTTGTAAATCTCGTTGGCGGCATCGATAGCCTCTCCGTAAGATAGTTCGTTTGCTGCCAGCGTTATGCACCATTTGCGCAATTTCATATCTTTGCGCTTTCTCAAATACCGGATAATTTTTTTTATCATAATCGTAATTTTAAAATTTAACAAGTTTATTTTCTGAAAAACATATCTCCGCTTATGGATCTGGCGGTATCGTCACCCGTTAACCGTATGTACCCACGACTCGAGGCGTTTTATGCTGTTGAACCGTATGGGTATACATCCACAATAGCCGTTTCCGTAACCGCTCCTATCTGATAATCGGCCATCGTGTCTTTCATTCCCTCGTCCAGCTTCCTCACGGCGTCACGCAGGTCGGCGGCCTGTACCAGCACAAAGGAGGCGGTTTTCTTCTCGGCGCCGCTCTTTTCGTCCAGGGTGATAAAAAAGAGCCTGCATTTAAACCAGCGGTCCGCCGCTTCTTCATCACTGACAAAAAGTTCGCTGTAATTGGCGCGTTTAATGTCCGATACCGTAAACTCTCCTGTTATAAACGGGGTTACCTCTTCAATAATGCGTGCTTCCGCTTCCGTAAAACTCAAAGCGTCTACCAGATAGGACTCGGTAACTTTCTGAATCATTCCGTTCTCCATCGTCTTTTCGTGGCGGATCTTGCATTCAAACCAGGTATGCATTGACATATCATTCGATTTTTAATTGCTGTTTATTTCTTTGGTATGCTGAAGCTTTCAGTGACTTACATCTCCTGCACTCGGAACTGAAAGTAAAGTATACCTTCTCTCCCCTCTTCAGGGTTCTGGGATAAAACCGGTGAACGCCATACCACTCACCGCAAACGGAGCACTGTTTCATCACGTGACCGTCGGACAAGGTACGATAATTGCCTCTTTCCCGCCGTCGGACCAGCTCGCAGCCGGCGCACTCTTCATCCGTGAGCTTATACCTCCTGCAATGGGACAGGGATTTCTTTCCGCATTTGGCGAATGCCTTGCAATCGATACGGGGGATGGTCTGGATGATATTCATAAGCTGATCATTTTAAGCCTCCCGCTTCGGGGAATCCGAATCCCGGGGACTTCTCCCCGGGGAGTGGTTTGCAAAATATAAAACTTAACCGGGGCACACTCCCGACGGCATCCTTTAGTATCGGCATTGGTTATTGTTTAACATGTTTCCTGCATTTAAGCAGGACTCCTTTTATGATGATCGCCCGGTCCGTTGAGATCGTTCCCTCTTTGGACCGATGCAGTAGCGTACCTTTTTTGATTCCTATATCGTTTTCGCTCAGATGTTCAAAAATGGCGCTGAGCGAACCGAAATAGTAGTTCTTCTTTTTGAAGATCAAATGCACATGTATTACTTTCATGTTCTCAAAAGTTCCATATATGTCATATTTGGTCGTTTTCCGCAGATTCCATCCGCTCTATCTCTTCCAGGCAACGGAGCCATCCGGGAAACCCGCCGAGGTTCTTGTCATCGATGTAGATATTGGCGTATATCTTGCCGGATCCTTTCCCGTACCGCTTTATATTTTCCGGGCAGTGGTCGTTCACCCTGTCAAAGGGAATGTTGTGCTCCAGCAGCCAGTTGATTGCATCAAGCAGGTTCTTTCCGCTGCGGCAGGGCCAGATAATGATATAGTGGCCTCTTTCTTGCAATTTGCGCAGCACTTCACCGGCATACGGTTGTTCCCCCAGGATATCGGGAAAGCTGCTTCGCGCAATCGTTCCGTCAAAGTCAACGGCCAAGATCATGACACCCTCCTCCTTTTCTTTTGGGACATGGCCGTGTCTTTTCTGCCAATATGACCGCCTCTTAGGCGCAGTATTTCTTTTATCTCCTTTATAGATTCCTCTTCGAGGATACTGTTCAGAGCACGGAATTTACCGGATATTTTCCCGCTTTTCAGGCAGCCCGGATCATCCGCTATCTTCTTTTTAAGACTGAGAGGCGCTTCTTTCAGTTTCTCAATGGTATATGCTATCCGGTCTTTGCCGTCGAGTTCGGGGCTCGGATGGCGGAATCTGATATTCAGCAAGAGGCTTTCTACCACATCTGTTTCCCTGACGAGCCTTGCGCATTCGTCCAGACCCTTTTTTCCGGGTATGACCATCTCCCGGATTCTCTCGATATGCGGAGCCAGCATAAATTTGGCTTCCAAGGGTGTTATCTGTAGCACATAGGCCACTTGTATATGATTCACTAACATGGGTACTCCTTTCCCGTTTATGGTTAATAATCTTTTGAATCGTAAAATCCCTGATTGCGCAGGTACTCCTTCACCACATCGGAGGAGGAAGCCCGCCCGCCGATCCGGTCGTGGATATATTGGTACTTCTCCATGGACATGCCCGAGAGGACGGCATCGTTACGCTCTACATTTCCGGCATAGATACAGCCGGCAATGGTCGTTATCGTAATGATTGCGATAATGATATGTTTGGAAAGCTTATTCATGTTTGTCATCTTGTTCTTCATTTAATGGGTTAAGCTCTTTTTTGAGAAGGAGCGTCGGGCTCTGTGCTTCCTCGTATCTCTCTTCTTCGATAAGGCTGTTTATCTTTTCCTCCAGAGTCAGGAGGTATATTTTTAAAAGACGGGAGTCTGTTTCGCCTATCTTGCCGCGAAGTCCGGTAAGATCCTGCCTGATCCGGGATTCCAAAGCCCGGAACAGGAATAGGATGGCCCAAAACAGGCCGATGCACAGACACATGGACAGGGCGAGGAAAGTTTCATTCATAATTGTGCCCTCCAGAATCTTATGATTTCCTTACCTTCGTAAAATTTTCGTGCTGACTCACGGCGAAATCCGCATTTTATGCGTCCGCTACTGGTATATTCCCTTAAAGTGTTGCGGTGTATTCCGAGTATTTCGCAAGTTTGGGTTACGGTATAGCGACCGGTGCTGCTTACTGTTGGTTCTTCGGATGTGATCATGACTTATTCCTCCTTTGTTTTTAACATAACGGGACAGCTATCAACTGTCCGGGCATAAGGTCTTAAGCGTCGTTTTATATTCACGCACTCTGTCCTTTATTTCTTGGGATACTTTAAATCCGAACTCGTTGTAAATCTCAATGACCTCTTCAAGCCTGGTAATACGTTGTTTCAATTCTTCTACGTTCATATTTTCTCCTCCTTAAAAAGCAAAGCTCGAACCTTTCATAGGCCTAATGTGGAAGTTTGCCTATTACTCGGAACGAGCTTTTATCAATGTCTTTACTAACCCTTAAATCTCGCGGAAACTTCCACGCAACCGCGCCGCTTTCAAATTTTTATACGAATTGTTGGATAAAAGAAAAAGGCTGGCTATATTTGCGAATGACTAAAGACGAAAATATAGGTGACGAGCGCTCTCGGACAGCCTTTTTTGTATCCGTTTTCGTTTGAGTGATTTGAATACAAGGGCAAATATAAACGAGATATTTTGATTATGCAAGAAATTAAGCAAGAAAAATCTCCTATTAAGCAAAGAATCTTGCAATATTTAGGAAGAAAAGGGATTAGTATGTACGATTGCTACTCTAAGACGGGTATCACTCGTGGTGTATTAGGGCAAAACAATGGAATAAGCGAAGAAAACCTATCGAAATTTCTCGCCTATTATACGGAGATAAATACAGAATGGCTTGTTTTGGGAATTGGTTCTATGCTTCGTTCTAACGAAAAGACAAAAGTAGAGCAATATGTTTCTCAGAACAATATTGCATCCAATGATGAATCTATTATATATAAATTGTATAAAGAAAAAGATATAGAAGTGGGGCAGCTAAAAGAAGAAATCGGTGTATTAAAAACAAGGATACAACAACTCGAAGCTTATAATGAGTCATTAAGAAATCAGGCAGGGGCTGATAGGGTTACCGATACTTTTACCAATCTACCATTAGTAGACTACGAAGAAGATTGTCCGCCCGTAGAGCGACCTTCAAGTTCCAAACATCCGTTAGCAGGAAAAGCGTGACATTTCTTTGGGTGATTATTGAAAAGTTAGGCAAAAGAAATAATTAAGTTATTAAAGTAAGCAATGAAGAAAATGATGTTAATATGCACTCTTTTCACTTTGGTAATGGGGTGCGCTTCACCGAGAAAATATAAAGAAAATCGCTCCGCAAATCAATTTCAGCAAGCAGATTCAGTGTCTAATGTAGGATACGGACGGCGATGGTTGCAATATCATGGTATAATACCGTAGCAATAACAGAGGTATTATTGCATTTGGATGGATATTCTTTCTTTATAAGGATACTGATTGGATGGGTAGAGGTGTAGCAACCCGTAATTTATATAATTCTAAATAATAAATAAGATGAAATCAACTATAAATGTTTTGTATAAGAGAAGCGGGCAACGTAGCGTTAGAAGTTATGCTCTGAAAATAGATGTAGCTCCCACTACACTAAATAAATGTATCAAGGGAGCAGAACCACTATTCTCTCTATTAAGCGCTATATTAAATGGAGAACCGTTCATTTCTGCTGAATGGTTGCTGCGTAATATTGGTGAAATGGAAAAATCCACATCTCCCAATCTGGAAATCATAGAAAGTCTTAAGGCTGAAAACAATATGTTGAGAGGCGAAAACCAAGTCCTTCGAGAACAGTTGGGACTCGGGGAGAGAAAGAGTTCCACTGGCAGGAGTGCGTGATAATTGATTTTCTCTAAAAAAAATAATAAGTGATTAGAGGCAAATTATTTAAATACAAATATGAATCAATTGCAATTAATTCAAAGCAAAATATACGAGATACGTGGACAAAAGGTTATGCTGGATTTTGATTTGGCGGAAATGTACGGTACTGAAACTAAATATTTAAAACGTTCAGTAAAAAATAATATTAAACGTTTTCCATCAGATTTTATGTTTGAGCTAACGAAGGAAGAATTCGACAGTTTGAGGTGCAGTTTTAGCACCTCAAAAAGAGGAGGGACCCGATATATGCCTTATGCTTTCACTGAACATGGAGTTGCTCAACTTTCTTCAGTTCTTAACAGCGATTTGGCAATTGAGATTAATATTCAAATCATAAAGGCATTTATAGCAGTTCGTCAGTTAATCTCCAATCCTCCGGTTGATAGAGTCGATAAACTGAAAGAAGAAATCAAAGCATTAAAAGATTACATCGAAGAAGCATTTACTGACTACAACGATATAAATGATGATACGCGCATGCAATTGGAATTAATTAATCAAACTTTGGCAGAATTGCAAGCGAAAAAGAAAGCGGAAGAAAAACCTCGTAACCCAATAGGGTTTATCAAACCTAAACACTAAACAATGAATATGCGCTGACACCCAATGAATGGCAAAAGTGCGTAATTCTTAACTTTGAAAAGAGTTCTAGAATAATATAAACCATGTATGATATTGTAGCGCAGAGGCTTAGACTGTTTTTAGCAAAGAAAGATATCACTTGTAAAAAATTGTCGGCTATGATTTTTATGTCAGAGGCAACGCTTAAAGGTAAATTGAATGGTACAAGAACGCTAGATCTTAATACAATAATATCCATTGCAATACGGCTTGAGGATCTTTCTGTTGAATGGCTTCTTCGTGGCGAAGGTGATATGTTTAAATCTAGTTCTGGTGTTTCTATTTTATCTTCATCAGTACCTATATTTACAGGGGAGACCTCGTTTATATACAGTATGTATAAAGAAGAAAGAGAAGAGGTTAAAACTTTATTAAAGCAAAATGGTATATTGGAAGAGCGTATTCGTCAGCTCGAGGATGACAATAGATTATTAAGAGATCAAGTTGTAACAGAATTAAACCTAAATACTAAACTGTAGATTATTATGAGTTTAAATGATCGTTTACGAATTGTTGTAAATGAATTTTTTCATGGGAATAAAGCGGCTTTTGCTCGAGCCGCAAAAATATCGGACCAAAGAGCTTATAGTTTTTTATCTGTTCGGAGTAATACAGAACCTCCGGCTAGAGTTTTGGAGAATTTAGCTAAGTATCTACCGAATTTAAACGCGACTTGGCTTTTAACCGGAGAGGGAGAAATGATTCAAGATAAATCCACTCCTGAGATGCCGATAACTCTTGTTTCGGTAAATGAATATAAAAGTCGATTGCAGCAAATGGAGGTAAGATTGGAAGCTCTAAGGGCTCAGGTGGTATTAAAAGATAAACTACTAGCCGGACTACTCCGAAAAGTAGAGAACAAGACTAAATAG